GCATCGGCTTACCCCAGAACATCCCCAGCCCGCCGGCATCCCTTTGCGCCACGCCGATCACCGTATCGGCGTTCATCCCCCTGTCGGGTCGTGGCAGGTTCTGCACCTGGATCAGCCTTCCGGCCCAGCGCCCCGTTCGCCCGGCGCCATTGAACTGCAACAAATTTCGCGCTCGCTCGTCCGCCACCGACGCCACCGCCGCCATCGCATCCAATTTCGCCAGCGACGATTTCGCCACCGCCTGCCGGATTTCCAGCACCCTGCGCACACGCGGAGGCAGCCGCCTGCCCGGCGCCAGCCACGCGCCAATCGTCTCCTTCGTCGTGTCCTTCAGGATGACGTTCTCGCCCCGCAGCCACGCCAGCAGCTTCTCCGATTGGGTGCCGGCTGAGGTCACCGCGCCCGACGTCAGCACCGCGCATTCGGCGTCCAGCCCCCAGCGTTCCGTCTCGGCGGCCTTCTTCAGCGCCCTGACCGCCACCAGATCGATCAGCACCCCCATCTGGTTGATTTCGGCGTCGACCGCCGACAATGCCTTCTCCTCCGCCGACAGCGCCGGGATCATCCGGTCGAGTTCGCGCTCGGCGTCGACGTCCCGCCGGCAATACACCGCCAAATCGTCGAGCATCCGCACCGCCTTGCCGCTGCGGTCCTCATGCCACCCCGTGCCATCCCTACGTGGCTTGCCCATCGACAGCATCAGCCGCCGCGCGGTGTCGTCCTTGACCACCGGGGCGCCAATCGCCTCGCCGGCCTGCAGCAGCGACCCCGGCAGCCCCCACGCCAAGGACCTCTGCATGACGTCATCCATCTGCGTGTGCCGCGCGACGATGCCGTAATGCAACTTCAATATGTGCCACTCGAAATTGGCGTTCCACGCCTTGATGGTGCCGCCTTCGGTGATGTGATCACGCACCCGTGACGGTAAAGCGGTGCTGGGCCAGACCACGGATTGTGATGGCTCATCGTCGAACGCCCAGCCAACCACCGTCACCGCGAAGCCGGGCGCCCTGACGTAATTTTCCACTCCGACCCGCTTGAGGTCGGCGACGCTGAACGACTCGATGTCCAAATGCAAAATGGTCATTTTCGCTGTCGTTTCTCCGGTTTGGGATAAAATTGAACAATTGCAAAATAAGGCTTGAACTCTTGAAAGGCAAGCGCTATATCGGGGTTTCAACAATTCAACGAAAACAGGAGTAACGGCAAATGAACATCGCCAACATCCACCCCGCCGACGAACTCGGCGCCATCCGCGACGCCATCAAGCAGCTGGAAGCCCGCGAGGCGGTGCTGCGCGTCTACCTCATGAATGCCTCCAGCGAGGAACGCGACGGCAAGAATTTCACCGCCTTCGTCCAGGCGTCCATCCGCGAGACCCTCGACAAGCCGGCGCTGATCGCCGCCTTCGGTCGCGACGCCATCGAACCATACATCAAGGCGAGCGAGGTCCGCAGCCTGAAGCTGGCAAGGAGAAGCGATGAAGACTGACACCCCGATCAAGAAGAAACGGCTTCGCCGCCGCGCCGCCTCCGGCAGCGGCGGCAAGCTGACCTACACCCCGCCGGTGTGGCGCTTCGACGAATTGATCCTCGGCCTCGGTCGCGAGGACCAGATCGTCGAGGACCTCGTCGGGCGCGGCTATTCCCGGGTGCCGCCGACGTCGATTGTCGGCTGGCGCCTGCGCAATTCGATCCCGCCGGCGTGGCTGCCGATCTTCATCCAGCTTGGCATCGAGGCCGGGCTGATCAAGAACGTCGAAAAGGACCTCATATCCCATGACAGTTCAATTGATCGCCATTGACCCCGGCGCCATCTCCGGCGCCGTCGCCGTCTTCCCGGAGGGGGGCAGCCCATCGGTCACCGACCTGCCGGTGGTCGACGGGCAGGTGGATGCCGCGCAGCTGGCTCGCTGGCTGCGCGGCATCGATCCCAAGGCCGCCGTCGTCGAGCGTGTCGCCTCGATGCCGCGCCAGGGCGTCTCCTCGACGTTCAAATTCGGCGTCGCCGTCGGCATCGTCCATGGGGTGTTGGGCAGCATCGGCGTCCCCATCCACCTGGTGACGCCGACGCAGTGGAAGAGGGGCATGAGCCTGATCGGCACCGACAAGGAGAGCGCCCGCGCGCTTGCCATCCGCCTCTATCCCGGCGTCGTCGGGCTGGAGCGCAAGAAGGACCACGGCAGGGCCGATGCCTTGTTATTGGGGCATTGGTTCATGCACCGACGCAAGGAGTAACGACGCTTGACCACCATCTATCTCATCACCATCCCGCTCATCGCCGTCGTCAACACCGCGCTCATCGTCTGGATGATGTCGCTGGCCGAGCGCATCGACAGGATCGAATTGCGCGAGGAACACGCCCGCTTCTACCCATCCGGCGACGGCTATCTCTGGGCCAGGCCATCCGCAACCAGGAGTAACGACCATGACTAAAATCCTTCGCTACAAATGCGACCGCTGCAATGCCATGAGCGAGAATGAAGACTGCACTTGGCTGCGCATCGAGGTGCATAGGAGCGAACTCGACCTGTTCAGGCCCCACGACAATCAGGCGGAGTACTGCAGCGCCTGCGAGCGTTCGCTGCTGGCGTGGCAGGCGCAGGGCCTGCTCGACAAGTCCATAGGCGTCAAATGAACGTCCCCCTGTACCCATTCCAGGCCGACGCCGCCGCGCGCATCGCCGCTGGCGAGCAGATTTACCTCGGATTTGATCCAGGTTTAGGCAAGAGCCGCACCGCGCTGGAGGCCGCCCGCGGGCGTAAGGTCCGGCGGCTGCTGATCGTCTGCCAGGCTTCCGGACGCTACGTCTGGGACGCCGAGATCAGGAAGTGGACCGGCATCCGTCCGATCCCCGTACAGGGCCTCGCCGACCTCCCCACGTTGCAAGGCGACGGCGTCTTCATCATCACCTATGGCTTGCTCTCCCAAAAGGGCAGTCCCTACGCCGACGCCATCGCCAAGGGCGTTGCCTTCGACATGACCATCCTCGACGAGGCCGTCGCCGTGAAAAACGCCGGCGCCAACCGCACCCGCGCCATCCTCGGCAAGATGTTTTCGAAGTTGGGTTACCTGCTACCGCTCAGCGGCACCCCGGCGCCCAACCATGCCGGCGAACTCTACCCGATCCTCCGAGCGTTGCATCCCAGCGCCATCCAAGCCGGCAGGTCGGTGATGACGCAGTGGGAGTTCGAGGACGTCTTCTGCCGCGTCGTCTCGAAGCGTTTCGGCAGCGGCCCCTCGGTCAGGGTGATCGAGGGTTCCAAGAATTTGCCCGAACTCAGGAGAAGGCTCGAAGGCTTCATGGTCAGGGTCAGGAAGGAGGACGTGCTGAAAGACCTGCCGCCGATCCGCTACGACGTCGTGCCGCTGGCGGTGTCCAGCATGGCGACGCCGGCGATGCCCGATATCGCTGACGACGACGCCTTCCTTAGGTATCTCTCGGCATCGGGCGAGGAGCACATCATGCGGCTGCGCCGGCTGTTGGGCGTCGCCAAGTGCCTGCCGGCGATAGAGTACATCGATGACTTCCTAACTAATTTGCCGGCTAACAAAAAAGTGCTGGTCTTCGCTCACCACAAGGACGTGATCGACGGCCTCGTCCAGGGTCTCGCCGACTGGCAGCCGGCGATGATCGTCGGTGCCTCGACAAGCCGGGAGCGTACCGCCGCCGTCAATCGTTTCCTCGGCGACCATTCCTGCCGTATCATTATAGGTAACATACAGGCAGCCGGCACCGGGCTTACCCTGGTCGGCCCCAACTGCGACTGCTCCGACGTCATTTTCGTCGAGTCGTCGTTCAGCGCCGCCGACAACGCGCAGGCCGCCTGCCGCATCCACCGCATCGGCCAGTCCGAGGCCGTCGTCGCCCGCTTCCTGACCGCGCACGGCACCATCGACGACCGCATATCCCGAATTCTCGCCCGCAAGGCGAGGGACTTCGACCAGTTGTTCAACTAGGGAGTAGCGAGCATGAAAGCGAGGAAAAGCAGAAGCAAATATGCGCAGGTACGCCATCTGTTTCTCTACAAGTTGCAACTTCCCGACGGCGGCGAGAAGCTCATGCGCCACGCGGCCAAGGTGGTTCACGCGACCGAACCTGTCGCGCTACAGCTTGATGCCGGCACGGTGGAAAGGTCGATGAAGATCGACGGCGCCGGCAACACCGCCAAGTGCTCCGGGTCGGTTTGCATATACGAGCACCGCGACCTGTTTCCGCATCCGGTGATCGGCTGGACCGACTTCACCTATTCCAGGGCTTTCATCGC